ATGGCAGTACCAGCAGCAGCGTTTTGAGCGCCACTAAGACCCAACTGATTAGTAAAAGTTGATTGACCAGCATTTACACCTTGGCCTGAGGCATTTAACCCCAAAGCTGTGGATTGGTTTGCTTGCGCTGGTAGACCTGCGTACATGTTGTATACGTTGGCTTGTTTTTGTAAACCGACTTGTTTAGCGGCTTCACGGGTTTGATTCATTGCAGCAGCCGACGCAGCAGCTTGCATCACAGAGTTTGCATTTGCTTGTCCTTGTGCCACACCAGATGTGGGGTCAATACCATACGCACGTTGGCGCATAGCTGTTTGTTCACGTTGAGTTTGTGCAGCTTGACCAATATCTCCAGCGGCTTGAGACGCTAACTGTTCTTGATAAGCCTCGGTGTTGTATTGATCTGCATCAGCGCGAAGTTTTTCCATGGCTGGAATTGCGCCTTCTTTATATCGGTCGTAGGCTTCTCTACCTTGTTCATACTGCTGCTCAGAGATTTTTTTAGTAGTCTCATACTGACCTTGAACACGGGCTTCTTGTGTTGCAGCAGCTGCTTTGAGATCAGGGTAAATTGTTGTTTTAAATTCTTCCCACTGTTCTGTAGCCAACTTTGACAACTCACGTTGGGCAATACCAATGTTGGGGTCAGCAGAAGGTGCGCCACCGCCGTCTTTACCGCCCTCAAGGGTCATAGGGCCAAACTTCCCGTACCGAGGACGGAAAGCATTTATTGGCAACATCTCAAATTCATTGAGTCTCATACTTTAACTCCTAGCCAGCGGCATTCTTCTTTCAACATACCGTACAAAATAAAATTTGTTCCATCGGTCGCTCCCTTACGGATAAGCCCTTCACGCTTAAAGCCGATGTGTTCATCGAACCTTTGAGCAACAAGATTGTCTTCACGCACTAAACCAGTTACACGGTTGCAGTTGAGTTGAATAAACGGGTAGGCAAATACACGCCACAAGTATTCCTTGGTCATCCAGCGTTTTCCTGATATGGCCGCTACGTGCATACAAATGGAGGCCTTGGTGTACATGCTGAAAACAACTCCTGCAATTAACTCACCATCTTCTTCAAGCCCTATGCCTATGGCACCGGGGGAAAATTCTTCTTCATCAACTCGTTCTCCGACCCATTTCAATACGCGTTCATCTTGGCCGTAAACAACTGATTTCATAGGGCCGTATCTTACCCACTTTGGTTGATTCTGGAAAGTATTTGATTGACTTTGGTAATTACATCTGATAACGAGGCATCAGACCCCAAAGCTGTCACTTCTATAGACCCTGGCCGTGCCCCTGTAATCAACTCCACATTGGCCTTGATTGGTTCAAGAATCTGAGCCATCTGAGGGGGTAGACTGGCTGTTCCGGGGATAGCTGGCTTTTTCATGTCCCTTTAAGTTCCCCAATAGAAGTGGCCATACGGAACTGACGGATGGGTGCATTACCTGTAAGTTTGATCTCATACACGTAATTCTTATTGGCAGCTGGCATACGCACTGGTTCTTGGTTAGTGATACCTGCGGCAAACAGCTGAGCATCATCAGCATTGACAATAACTTGGACATTTCGCACTTCTGCGGCAAAAGGAATATCAGTCAAAATGCTTCCGTTTACTGCTATTGTGTTGACAACTTGACTTGCAACTTGGCTTTGAAGCTGGGTTCCCGCAGCCCATATAGCTTGATTGGCTGCAACAATCTCTGCCACATAAGCGTTATAAGCCGCAACACTATCAATATATGTCCAATCAGCTTGAAGTTTTAGAGCGCCAAAATTAGTAGGCTCAGTCATTACAAACTTCTTTGACTTCCATTCAAAAAACAAATTGTTTATAGGATCGGCATCCAACTGGTATATTTTGTTGTCTGTTGAATTGACTGCGTACACGTTTGCTGTGGTTCGCTCAATAAAAATAGCAGAAGCTTCAACAGCTAAATTAATTAATGGAGGGGTATCCCCACGGGTGATTACAAGCGCAGCCTTGATATTACCTGCCTCATAAAAGACAATATACATGTTTTGATATATTGCACCGACCATAGACGTTGGTAAATACGCACTCCACTCATCTCGGGTAAACAAAGGCCGTGTAACCACATCAGCACTACCCGGAGCTACAGCCACAATCCCATTGGGGCTGGCATACAACACACCATACTGATCGCTGGCAATTGATTTTTTGGACACACAAGGCTCAAAAATACTGAGCTTTTCCTGTGTCATTGCACCCGGAGTTGAACCAGTAATAAGGTAAGTTGAGTATGTTGTACACACAACAAGGGTTTGCCCGTACACACCCATACCAATAATTGGAAAACCCACAGTCATCATGTAGCTTGAAGGCCACGCATGGGGTAGGTACGGTTCACAGAACCAGACTTGGTTGTCCACAAACCCCGCCACAATGCCGTTAGGCATGGCAATTAAACCTTTGAGGGTGGCTGGAGGGGGTAGGTAATAAAGCGAAGGAAGCGCAGTTCCAAGGTTGGCGGCAGTAATATTGTCGGAAAAAGACCCGCTGGCCGCGCCTGTTGCTGGGTTGACAGAAACAGTACCTACGTACAAATATACAACAGATGTCGCACCAGTTACGGCACGGTAAATCCGAATATTGGTAATGTTGTATCCCGCTGCTGTTGTTGGCGCAGTGGCAAAAGCACTGACTGTGACTGTAGCTCCGCTTGCCCATGTTGCAATAGAAGCCGCAGGGCTTGGGCCGGATTCTTCAAGTACAGAACCAAAGGTGCTGATGTATGTATATACATACGCTCTGTTTTCAGCAGTTGTACCGCCCGTTGTAGAAAGCGTAGGAGCAGTTGTGGGGTTTGGCACACCCATTTGGTAATAGGCATCTGGAAAAGGTTTTGTACCTGCACCGCTGGTAGTGGCTAGATTCCAGTTGGTTTTCTTTGGCCCAACACCATCTGTGTAATAAATACGGAAGTCTGTGGTGTCCACCACAGGGCTAGGAACAACATCAACTTCAGTTGTCCATTCAAGCCAAACTTTGTCGCCAGTTGTTGTTTTTTCCAACTGATAAATAGTCTTGACCCCTGATTGTCCAAGAGTGTAGACTGAGACAGGCTTTCGCCAAGGTCTAATCTCGCCCGACTGAAGTTTGACATTTGATGCTGTTTGCGCTTGATTAGGCGCAAGCTCAGTTGGGCCGATACGGGGGGCAATCCCTGAGAATTGTTCTAGTTTAATTCCAGGCATAGCCGCCCCTTCACTTATTACTTAACTTCAACAGTATCAGAAGCCGTTGTGGTTTCTGTAACTTCTACAGCAACTTCAGCTTTCTTACGGGTTTTCTTGGTGGGGTTTTCTTGAATTTCTTCAGCCATGGCTTTACCCTCATCAGTCAAACTGAACACACCATCAGTACCAAGCTCGCCAACTTTGCGGCGGTCGCTCATAATGCCCACGATAATGTTGCCAGCGCAAATCTCTGCGCCGGTTGCTTCCATAAACTGTTCAAAACTAATTGCCATTGTGTTCTCCTAGGTTATACACACCTTTATTGTATGACTTATTAAGCCACAAGGCCAGGTAGGTATGTCGTTTTACCAGCGACTTTGGTAGCCGTCAACTCTTGTTTTTTCAAGTTGTTGGGGTCGTATGAAACATGTACCCATCCACTATCGGGTATACCCGGGGTATAGAACTCCAGAATCAATTGGGTGTACTCCAGATTGTCCATGATCCACTGTGCTAAGTCAGCGTTTGCTACGCCGGGAATCTCTATGTCTGCTGCCATCCCACGGCAATGGTCTGAGGTTTTTGATCCTCCCACTGCTGCATTGGACTCAGGACTGCGATAGGCAGAATTCACCTTAACACCCTTGGCAAAATGGTTGCGCACGGGCTGAAGAACTTTCTCCGCCAAAAGCTTTAAAGCCGCAATTTCGGTTTCACCGGGGGTATTGTCAAAGCCCATACGCAGGGCAGTCTCTGATTTGGTCAGTTCATGCAGGGAGAAGTTTGCGGTCAGGTTCATTGTTTTTTCTTTCAAATTTGATGTCCATGTCTATACAAATTGCTTCAACTGTATTACCTTGTTTGATAATTTCAATTTTTTGTTGAGCAATTTCTTGTTCACACTTTTGCTTGTCTAGGGTATAAATCTCTGACTGGAAAAACTTACATTCCATCGCTATGCAGATGTACAACAGAGGAATGTAAATTGTCATTTCATGTTCCTCATTTCGTTGTATTGGTCAATACAGGCGTTGAGACTGCGGATGGCTTGATCTCCTCGGCTGGCGAGATCAACAAGAGATTCAGCAATTCTTGGGTCAAGCTCGGCTCTTGTTTCTGTATCTCCAGCGGGAGCGGGGGTATCTTCGGCGGCTGGTACGGCGCACTCGGGGGTTTGGACAGGAACGAACAACCTGAGCTTGCCAGAGACAATATCATTACGCAGCTTGTTTTCTTTAACTTTTGCAACATCGTTGGCTTTCTTTAAAGTTTTGGCGTATGTCTGGGCAACTTCTCCCATACGCTGTTCTGTTTCTCTTGCCTGCTCGTTTAAACGAGCAATCTCAATCTGCTGACGCTCGTACTCATCTTGTTCGCCCTTGTAGTACCCGCTACCAAAACTGCCAAGCAGGGCAAGAACAACACCAAGAATTACCCAAGGATTAAAGAGGCTTAACATCGTCGGCTTTCATCATGGCTTCAGTCTTGTCCTTGCTGGACTTGCTTGATCCGTAGAAGAACGAAATAATGGTGGCAACTGCTGTACCCAGCAAGAAGCCCAAAATAATGTTGGCAAAGTCTCTGCCGCCCTCGGGCAACAAAACAAAGGTTACGGCAAAAAAGTAAAGAACAGAAGTTGATGCCCAAAACCACGCATAGTAGTAAATGAAATGCTTGGCTGTTTTGTCATTTGGATCTATCTTGTGTTCCATCTCGTTTTTCCTTTTCAAGTTCTCTGCGTGTTTTTTCCATCTTTTCAATCTGCTGTTTAGCTTCATGCTTTGTTTGCAATACGTCTACGTATAACATACCCAATAAGGGTAGGAGCATACCCACAAGCACGCAAGCGGCAATCCATCCCATAACTATTTCCCAATCCTGTACAAGAGGCCGAGGAGCAACCACATATATAGGAGGAATAGGATAGTCGCCAGCAGATACGCCTGCCTTTCCCTTAGAAGTCTTTCTTCCTCCCTGCGTTGCCATGATTCATCATCCCGCTTCTTCCTTGCTTTGTCCTGTTCTACCTTGATGACATCCCGC